CAAGACCTTGGTTTTTTGAATCAAATATTAGGTGGAGGAATACTTAATAGAGGTCAAGGTGCTATGTCAGATTTAGATGCTAATCGTATGGGTAATGCGATTGTATCTGGTGGCACAAATATGAATCCTAATTCATTAGGTATATTAGGTGGAATGTTTGGTAATGCACCAGCAGCTAGAAATACTATTTATGTTCCCAAACAAGGTGATTCAAAAATGTATGGAGGTCTTACAGATACAGATTACATGAGATATATGCAAAATATGTCAGGATTGTTGAGATAATTGGTAGAAAGCCCATGTACTTATGAGTGTCATTTAATTGATGACCATTGCATAAGATGTCAAAGAACGTTATGGGAAATAAGAAACTGGGTAAAATTGACAGATAAAGAAAAAGAGCAGATAATTGAAAGATGCTCAAGATATTCGTAGGATTTGATGGAAAAATAGAACCGATTGCTTATCATGTGTTTTGCCAAAGCGTAATAGAAAAGGCGAGTATACCGGTTAGTTTTACACCATTAGCATTAAATACATTACCAAACTATATGGAAACGCATAAAGATGGTAGTAATGCTTTTATATATTCAAGATTTTTAGTTCCTTATCTTTGCGATTATCAAGGACAAGCGTTATTTGTAGATGGCGATATGTTATGCCGAACAGATATAGCAGAATTATTAAAAGAAATAGATACAACAAAAGCAGTATCAGTAGTCAAACATGATTACGAAACGAAATATCCAATTAAATATTTAGGAAATAAAAACGAAAATTATCCTAAAAAAAATTGGTCTAGTGTTATACTATGGAACTGTAGTCATTTTAAAAACAAGATATTAACTCCTGAATACATAATGACAGCAACCGGTAAACATTTACATAGATTTGAATGGCTTAATAATGAGTTTATAGATTTAGTCGGTGAGATTCCAAAAGAATGGAACTGGTTAGTATCAGAGTATGAATACAATGAAGATGCTAAATTAGTTCATTTTACTATTGGAACACCTTGTTTTGATGATTACAACAGATGTGATTATGCAGAAGAATGGTCATTTACTTTAGATAACTTATTAATACCATTAGAATATTAAACAACCAACCATTTATGGAGTTGAAAATGATTAAAAATTATGCAACTTTCGGAGTTATAAAGGGGTCAAAATGCAAGGAGTAGAGCATATCCCAACGGAAGAAAAACGAAAGTTAGTTAAAACATTGGCAGCAGTTGGAATCACTTATGAAGATATTGCAGCTAAATTAGATATCAGTTCAGATACATTAGTCAAACATTACAAGACAGAATTAACAGATGGTCGTGTTGATGCAAATGCAAACATAGGTCAGAAGTTATATCAACAAGCAAGTGGAGGTAATACACAAGCACAGATATTCTGGTTAAAGACTAGAGCTGGGTGGAGTGAAACTAATAAACATGAAATAACAGGTGCGAATGGTTCATCTATACCATTAAGCGTAGCTGTTGAGTTTGTAAATGCAGAACCAAGAGACGAAGAAGTTTCCGAGTAAACTTAATTTTCTCTTTACTCCTCGCCGATATAAAGTCGCATATGGTGGTAGAGGTAGTGGAAAGTCATGGGGATTTGCTAGAGCATTATTAATTGAAGCAGCAAAAAAACCTTTGCGTATATTGTGTGCGAGGGAAATACAGCGTTCTATTAAACAATCAGTTCACCAGTTATTATCAGACCAAATACAAGCCATGGGTTATGGTGCTTTTTATCAAGTATTAGAATCAGAGATAAGAGGTGTTAACGGAAGTCAAATAAACTTCACAGGTCTTGCTAACAACACAGTCGAAAGTATTAAATCATTTGAAGGTGTGGATATATGTTGGGTAGAAGAAGCTCAAACAGTTTCTAAACGCTCATGGGATATATTAATACCAACGATACGTAAACCAGATAGTGAGATATGGGTAACATTTAATCCTGATTTAGATAGTGATGATACCTATACTAGATTTGTAATTAGTCCTCCTGATAACTCAATCGTAACTAAAGTAAATTGGTCAGACAATCCATGGTTTCCAAATGTATTAGATGAAGAACGATTACACGCAAAAGCAAACAATCCTGACTACGAAAACATTTGGGAAGGTGAATGTAAGTCTGCCGTTGATGGTGCTATTTATGCTGACGAAATAAGAGAAGCACAAGAGCAAGGTCGAGTAACTAATGTTCCTTACGACCCAATGCTCAAAGTTCATGTCGTCATGGATTTAGGTTGGAATGACAGTATGTCAATCATTCTATGCCAAAAAGGATTAGCAGATTTAAGAGTGATTGGTTACATAGAAGATGACCACAGAACTCTTGATAGTTATTCTGCACAATTAAAAGACCTACAATATAACTGGGGTCAAATGTATTTACCACATGATGGTCAGTCAAAAGATTTTAAATACGGTATATCAGCTGAAGATATCATGAGAAAACAAGGTTGGGATATTAGAATCGTTCCTAAACTTGATATAGAATCAGGCATTAAAATATCAAGAATGAACTTTCATAAGGTTTATTTTGATAAATCAGCTAATCGTCTGATAGATTGTTTAAAACATTACAGACGTAATATTAATGCAACAACAAATGAGCCTACTGCTCCTGTTCATGATGAGTATTCTCATGGAGCAGATGCGTTCAGGTATTTATGCGTATCAGCAGATAAAATGACCAATGAGTCATGGCAAAATCAACCGATACAATATTCTAATTTAGGAATCGTTTAATGGAAAAATTCACAGAAGAAGAAATACTCAGTAAGATTGATAATGAGGAACAGATTGCTTATGGCATAAATGATTCCCAGCTTTCAGGTGAACGTGCTGAAGCTATCAATTATTATTTGGGTGAACCATTCGGTAATGAAATCGAAGGTCGTTCTCAAGTTGTATCTTATGATGTTCAAGACACGATTGAATCTGCATTACCACAATTACTTAAAGTGTTTGTATCTGGTGATGAAGTCGTTAGATTTGAACCTAAAAGTCCAGAAGATGTAGAAGCTGCTGACCAAGAAACTGATTATGTAAACCACATCGTCATGGAAAAGAATCCGGGATTTGAAATATTTTATGTGTGGTTCAAAGATGCACTTCTATCTAAAAATGGTTACGTTAAAGTCTATTACGAAGAAGAAGAAGAATACGAGACAGAAGAATATAAAGGATTAACTGATGGTCAATTAGATATGTTGGCATCAGATGATAACATTGAAATAGAAGAACACGAAGAATATCCTGACCCATCTGTTAACATGGAAGCAATTCAACAGCAAGTTGCTATGATGGGACAAGACCCAAACATGGTTCCGGTAGCTATGTTGCATGATGTTAAAATCAAAGTTAAAGAAATCAATGGTGAAATACACGTTAAAAACGTAGCACCTGAAAATATGATGATTTCTGTTGACTGCATCGGCACAGATTTAAATACAGCACGTTTCGTTCAACATCGTGAGTTAATGCACCCAGCAGAAGTCGCAGAAGCATTTGATATTGATGAAGATGAAATCAATACAATCATGGCTGAGATGGACGAGTTTGAAATTGAATCTAATGCTCGTGACATTTATTCAGAACAATATGATAGAGCCGTAGATACATCAGAAGTATTAGTGCGTGATACTTATATTAAAATCAATGGCGAACGTAAAAGATATGTAGTTATTGGTAACAGAATTGTTTATCGTGAAGAATCATGTGAACACGTGCCATTTGCTTGTATATCACCAATGCTCATGCCACACAGGCACGTTGGTCGTTCTTATACAGACTTAACCAAAGACATTCAAATGATTAAGTCTACATTGATTCGTGGTCAATTAGATAATATGTATTTATCTAACAATGGTCGTTATGCTATATCAGACAGAGTAAACCTAGACGATATGCTAACTTCAAGACCCGGAGGTGTAGTTCGTGTTCAAGGTGAACCAGCTGCTGCTATATTACCATTACAACACGCTCCATTCCCACCAACATCTTTCACAATGGTCGAATACATGGACTCTATGAAAGAAAAACGCACAGGAGTAACTGCTTACAATCAAGGATTAGATGCTGATTCATTAAATAAAACAGCATCAGGTATGCAACAAATCATGTCAGCAGCTTCACAGCGTTTAGAATTAGTGGCTAGAACATTTGCTGAAACCGGTGTAAAAGATTTATTCTTACTTGTTCATCGTTTAGTCAGACAAAATGTAACTAAACCTGACATTGTTAGAATTAGAAATAAATGGGTAAACATTGACCCAAGAGAATGGAAGAATCGTAAAGATTTATCTATATCAGTAGGATTAGGTGCAGGTAATAAAGACCAACAATTAATGCACATCAATGCAATATTAAATTTACAAAAAGAAGCATTACAGGTTGGATTAACAACACCTGAAAAAATTTACAACGCATTAGCTAAACTCACACAGAATGCTGGATTTAAAAATCCTGATGAATTCTGGGTTAATCCTGCGAATACTCCAGAACAAGAAGGCACACCACCTGACCCAACAACAGTAGCAATTCAAGGTCAGTTAGCTATTGAGCAACAAAAAGCACAAGGCGAAATGGCTATCGCACAAGCTAAAGCAGAATCTAATTTACAACAAGAGCAACTACGTTCAAGAAATGATGTTATAATAGAACGTGAGAAGATTGCTTCACAAGCTGAATTAGAACGCTTTAAAGCACAGCTAAAAGCAGAAACAGATTTAGCAGTAGCACAAATTAAAGCACAAACTGACATGATGAGATAATGAAAGATAAATCACTAGAAGAAATTAAACGTGGTGAACAAGCTGAAAAGATACTTAATAACGAAGTATATAAACAAGCATTTACCAGCGTAAAAGAGCATATTATTGACGCTATGCAAACAAGTCCATTAGGTGATGAACAAACGCACAATCGTTTAGTCATCGCTCTGCAAGTATTAAATCAAATTGAGAAATCAATGACTGATGTAATGCAAACAGGTAAAATGGCAAAGATACAGGTCAACGAACCTGTCAGAGTCGTCAAATAATTTTTAAGAAGGAAATAAAATGAGTGACCAAGCTATAGAGCAGTCACCACAGAGTCGCTTAGAAGCGATGCTTGGTGATAATATTCAAGACGAACAAGCAGAATTAAATCTTGAAGAACCACAAGAAGTTGAGGAAGAAGAATCTATTGACGTTGAAGAAGAAGTAGAGGAAGAAACTTCCGAAGAAGAAGAGCCAGAAACTGAAGACGAAGTAGAGGAAGAGGACT